AACAACCTTCTGATCATCTTTGGCAAGCATAGCATCCTTGTGTACCAAGGGGCTGATGCTCCTGCCACTATGCAGCTTGTTGACACTGTCCCTGGTGTTGGGTGTATCTCAAGAGACACAGTTCAATACATTGGAACTGATGTGTTGTTTATGAGCTACTCTGGCCTTAAGGCTTTTGGAAGAACCATTCAGGAAAAATCACTTCCAATGAATGATCTTTCTAAGAACATCAAGACTGACATTGTTTCTATTATCCAAAGAGAGATTGGAAACATGTCATCTGTTTACAGTCCAGAGAATTCTTTTTATCTTGTTTACTTTCCAACCAGCACAACTATCTTTTGTTTTGATGTAAAAGGTACTTTGGAAAATGGAGCTTATCGGGTTACTCGATGGCCTGTTGACGGATTTAAGTCGTTTGAAAGACTGACTAATGGTGATATTTATATTGGAACTTCCTCAGGAATAGGTAAGTACACAGGATATATGGACAACACAGCCCCAATTGTCCTTAAATACTATAGTCCTAATTTAACTTTTAATGCTCCTTCAAGACTTAAGATTCTTAAGAAACTTAGGCCCACTGTTGTTGGTGGTAGTTCTTCTTCTATTTCTTTTAGATGGGGTTATGACTTTAGTGGTGCTACCAACTCTTTTGTGGTTTCTTTGGCTGATTATGGAAACAATGCTTTTTATGGAAGTTCACAATATGGCATAGATCAATATACTTCAGGTATTAACTACATTACACCCAATATTAACACAACCAGTAATGGAACAAGTATTGTGGTTGGTATGGAAGCAACTGTTTCTGATTATCTTTCTTTGCAGGAGTTTAATGTACTTACCCTGCTTGGCAAAACAGTCTAATAGAGGATTATAAATTATGTCTTTGTGGTCTGATATCTTTGGTTTTATTGGTAATAATGCCGGAGGTCTTGCACAAGGTGCTGGACTTCTTGGTGGGGGTCTTCTGGCTAAAGAAGCTTATGAGCAACTTGGAGAAGCAGGGCAAACAGGTTATGAACGATCAGGCCCTCTAGCCCAGCAGCTTCTTCAGCAAACCCAGTTTAGACCCTTTACAGTTACCACAGGCCTTGGGACTTTACAGTCGACCCCTGAAGGTGGCTATACGTCCACCCTAAGCCCCCAGCAGCAAGCTTTGCAAAATCAGCTAATGGGTGGTGCTCAAGGGTTTTATGGGCAAGCTACAACCCCTCTAGCTCAAAGGCAACAACAGGTTTATGACGCCCTTCGTGCCGTTCAGATGCCTGAGGAACAAAGGGCTCGTCTTGACCTTGAACAACGCTTGGCTGCTCAAGGACGCCTTGGGCTTCAGACGGCACAGTATGGTGGCTCCCCTGAATCTTTTGCTTTGTCTAAAGCACAGGCTGAGGCACGTAACCAAGCTTCTGTGGCTGCTATTGAGCAAGCTATGAAGGAGCAGGCGCAGCAGGCTGAACTTGGTAAGCTATATCAAACGATGGGTTATGCTCCTCTTGATGCCCAATTGTCTGCTTATGCACAAGGGCTTGGTGGTGCTGGTCTTGCCCAAGCAGCACAACAAGCAGGAGCAGGTCTCTTTGGTGAGGCTCAGATGGGTGGTTTGAATGCACTTCTTGCTGGCCGTATTGCACAGGCTAACCTTGCTGGTCAGCTTGGTACTGCTTTGCTTCAGGGTACTGCTGGTGGGATGTTTGCCCAAGGTCAGCAAAGGACTGATGGTGGTAACTCATTTACGGATATGCTAGGTAATTTTTTTAGTAGTTTAGGTGGTGGCGGTAATAACAATTCCGGCGGAACAACCGCTAACCAATCACAGTTTAATCTAGATCAACTTAGAAATTATTTTGGGATTTAATTAATCATGGCAAGAATTAGTGATGCAGTTCTTCAAGGCTTGATGAACCCTCAGTTTGGCTTTACTGGTCTTGCTGAGCCTATTGGAATGCTTATGGGTGGTGCCCAGGCACAACGACAAGCACAACAGAGGCAGATGGAGGCTATTCAAGGGGCTCTTGGTGCTCAGGACATAGGGGGGCTTCAAGGGGTCTTGGGTGGCCTAAGGACGCCTGAGGAAGCACAAACCGCTTTGAGTGCTTTTGGTGCTGGTCAGCAAGCTAGACAGCAGCAAGCTGAACTAGCAGCACAAGAAGCTGCTGCAGCAAGAGAAAAGTCTTTTAGAGATATGGTTAAAAGAACTGCGCCTAGCCTCGGTGCTCCTGGTAAAAGCTTGCTAGACATGGTAGATACTGCAGACATTGAAGACCTTAGAGAAAGCTTTGGCACTTTGATGAAGAATTTTAATTCCAATGAAGGAATTCTTACTGCTTTTGAAATTCCTCCAGAAGAATGGCCTAAATACTTGAGTATGGAGTCAAAACCACTTTTGAATCTAATGGTAGAAACTCAAAGTTTTGGCAAAGGTACTCCAAGAGATTATAGAACCCCTGATGGAAGGAATGTCACGTATGTAACTAACGCTAGAGGACAAGTTAGGGTTCCTGGTGGCACTTGGTCAAATATAGAAGATCTTGGACTGCAGCCTGCAGTTAGAACAACAGCGTCTATGGATGCACTTCCTGTTGAAGATATTATAGGTAAAAAACAAACAGAAAATCTTTTTACAAGACTAGATGCAGCAGAAGCTTCATTGTCTGTTCTTGAAAATAATAAAACAGGACAAGAAATCCTGTCACAAATTCCAGAAGGAAGTTTGGGTATTTTGGCTAATGTTGGCCAAATGACAAGGCAAGCTAAGATTGCTCTTGGTTTTGCAAACCCAGATGAAATTAAAACAGAAGCGGATTTGAATGCTTTTTTAAATTCTCGTGGACAGGCGGTAGCTAGACAGCTTGCTACTGGAACTTATGGTGCTGGTTCCGCTATTTCTGATGCAGACCGACAAGCAGCAAAAGAACTAGCAGGACAGGACATTAAAGCTACTCCTGAAACTTTGAGAACAATTCTGTATCTTGAAAGAAAGTTGGCTTATGAAGATATTAAACGACACAATGAAAATATTCAAAAAAGGCTTTCTAGGCTTTCTCCAGAACAATCAGGAAAACTGTCTCCTGTTTTTGAAGTTGAACTACCAACTGAATTTTTTGCACAGCCTGAAAATTATGTAAAAAAATATACGGACGATAAAACAAATCAACCTGTTTATGAAGATATGTTTGGTGTAAAAAGATATGCCAATGGGACTGAATATAAGTAGTAGGAGCAAATAATGGCGCTAACTCTTGTTGAAGATAAAACAACTAAAGGTTTGTCTCTAGTTGAAGATAAAACACAACCCGCTACTTTAGGTCCTCAGGTTCCAGAAGCAACTCAAGATTCTCTTTTGAAAAGCCTTGAGGATATTCTTTACAAAAGAGGCGTTGAACAAGAACAAATTCAAGCTAGAGAACTTGCTCCTTCAGTGGGTGGTCCTAAGGATGTGTATGCGTATGCTTTACAAACTTTAGGAAAAACAGGCGCTGGTACTCTTTCTGATATTGTTGGAGAAGTCACAGGACGTGCCATTAGTGCCGTAACGCCCGAATCTGTTAAGCAAGGAATTAAGTCTGCTTTTGAAACACAAGCGGGTCAATCCCTTCTTTCAGGTGTTGGTTTTACTATAGATCAATATAGAGAGTTTGCTAAAGAAAATCCAAGCGCAGCAGCAAGTATCGAAGCAGCGGCTAATCTTGCTCTTGCTGCGCCTGGCGGTGCTGGTAAAGCTGCTTTTAAAGAACAAGTAGGAAAACTTCTTTCTAAAAGTGTATCTCCCCTTGAGACTGCAGCTACACAAGAAAATATTGTTAGGGCTAGAGAAATTGTTAGACCTGATCGAGAACTTCTTTCAGAAAGAGAAAGAGAATTTCGTATTGGTGAAACTAAACCGAAAGGGCCTCTTAGGACTCTTACTATAGAGCTGAATAAAGAAGAAGACCGCGCAGCAGAACTTCTTGGTGAAGTTTATAATAAAGATAGAACTTTTACAGAAAATTATAATGAAGGTACTACTTTTATTCGGGATCAATCAAGAATTCTTCAAGAAGACTTAAATAAGTATTCAGATATAGAAATAAATACAAATGATGTTACTTCTTCAATTGCTTCCGATATGGGAGATTTGTTCAAAGAGACTCCGACGCTCACAGGAGCAAAAGCACTTAGAAGTAATGTTCTTAAAAATTATAAGTTGATTTTGAATAAGTACAGTAAAAATGGGAAAATCTCTCCTGGAGATCTATACCAAGTTAGAAAAGAATTTGATGATTGGTGGGACACTGAAGTATCAGGGATCAACTTTGAAAAAACAGGAGGAAATAGGAGCCAAGCAGAACTTCTGATTCAATCTGTTAGACATAGTTTGAATTCTAAAATAGATTCTGTAGTTCCTGATGAAAAGTTTGCTGATCGTCTTTATGATCTTCATAGCATGATTCGTGGAAATAAAAATGTTCAGTTGAAAGCTGTGGCCGAAGATTCAAACGCTATTCAAAGAACAATGTCAAATCTTGGAGTAGGTACAAGAGAACCACTCAGCAGGCGTGTTGGAAGATATGGTGCTGCAGGCGCAGCCGTAGCTATTCCTTCTATGGCTAGTGGTTACTTTGCAGGAATTCAAGGTGCGTTGGCTGCAGGTGCCGCAGCAGCTACATTAGGATCTGTTTATGGAGCTTACAGAGCTTTTAAGAGCCCTAAAGTAAAACGCAATATTTCTGGTTTTGTTAAAGCAATGGATAGAGATGTCACAAATGCTGTGTGGTTTTCAAACAGAGCAGCTTTTGTTGAAAACATAAACAACCTTTACAACACCCTTGAAGAAGAATCACCACTTGAGCAAGAAGAGCAACCAAAATGATCAAAAAATCAAGCATGCCTTGCAATAAACCCAAGCGCACCCCAAGCCACCCTAAGAAGTCTCATGTGGTTAAAGCGTGCGAAGGTGGCAAAGAAAAGATCATCCGGTTTGGTGAGCAAGGCGCCAAGACCGCAGGGAAGCCTAAGAAGGGTGAATCTGAAGAAATGAAGATGAAGAGAAAGAGCTTTAAGGCTCGACACGGTAAAAACATAGCAAAGGGTAAATCCTCTGCTGCTTACTGGGCGGACAAAGTAAAATGGTAAAACCAGGTCTTTATGAAAACATCAGGAAGAAGCGTGCTCGTATAGCCTCCGGTAGTGGTGAGCGAATGCGTAAACCAGGCACTAAAGGTGCCCCAACAGCAGAAGCCTTCAAGAAGGCAACTAAGAGGAAAAAGTAATATTATGTTCAAACCGTGTAAAGGATGCCCTACGCCCGCTAAGTGCAAGAAGGCCGGTAAGTGCCTTAAGAAAGAGAAGCATAAAGAAAAGTATTAAAAAAATAAGGGGGCCACATAAGGCCCCCTTTTAGCTTCAGAGTGGATCTTTTATTGAGTCTACAAACTCACAAAGATTACCCACACAAGCTAGTGTTTGTGCCCCTTCAGTGTTGTCCTCGGTCTCTTTTACAAGATCCCAATTGATGTCCGTAGGCATACTCTTGACACCTTCCAAATACGCTTGCTCAGTAATCTCCTCGTAAGGGGCTTGCTGATAAGAGTGTTCAGAAAACGGCAAGAAGGATACACCTGAAACGTCATCAAAGTTATTATAAATCCACTGTCCAATCTCTAAGAACTCAGAGTCCTTATAGTAGACAGTCTGGGACACCTTATGCTCACACCACCACTGCTGGTAAACAGCATTCAGCTCTAGCTGCTCCATAGCATCCTGCTCAGAAGCCATTACAGAGCCTTCTGGGGCCTTTTGGTAGAAAGTGAATACCTTGGTAGTGGGTGAGGTTACATCAGTCTCTACGGGCACCCCAGAGGCTTCCAGAGCACCACACAGGGGATCCCTGGAGTCAGCCCTGACCCTACGGATGTAGTAGGGGCTAAAGCGCCCATGGATGCCACTGGCAGAATCTACAAGCTGAGATACAGTCCCTGAAGGCTTCACACAGGTGATTGCCGTAGACTGATTAATCTTGAGTCGCTTAGCCCAGATCTTGTTTGTTTCAATAGCAACATTCCTGAGCTCATTAAGCCACTTTGGCAAATCTTTAGATCGTGGTTTGGACAACAGATAGTGATCCATGATCCCCGTCAAAGACACACCAAGGAGACACTCATCTTCAGTATTAGTCTTCCAGACGTTCCTCAGGTACCTAAAGTTAGTCAAGGTTGCTTGAAGGGTGCCAAGAATGGTTGCAATTCTAACTTTGTGTATTAGATTTTCAATGTTATCTTCACTACGGACAACCACTTCACTCAGGTTACAAAACTGGTTAGGACGCAGAATGATCTCTGAACAAGGGTTTGTTCCAAACTCAAAATCAATATCCCTGCGATCATTACGTGCAGCCTGCTTCTTTGCAGCTACCCTAGAAAAGATACCCCTCTCGCCACTCTTGGACTCATAAAGAGCCACCCATTCAGACAAGAAGTGCTCAAAGTCAGGCTTCTCGGTATAGCAAGCTGAGTTGTTGGAAAGACCCCTTTGCGGGGAATCTACCCACCATTGCCCGTGCTTTGCGCGGCGAATACGTTCATCACTCAGGTTGCTTAAAGAGATTAGGGCGCTCCTACGGACTCCACCAACGACAACAATCTGTGCGATTTTGCAGCAGAGGTCGTGGCATTCCAGGCTTGTAAGCTTTCTTCCAGCTGCTCCTTTAAAGAGTTCAACTGTGAACCTGAATAGGCTGACAAGAGGTTCTGGACCAGATGCCCTGCCTCCGAAAGTCTTGAGAGGGGCACCTGCAGGACGCACTCCACTGACATCCCACTTGGGTACTTGGCCTGAGTAGAGTAGCGATACCAGTTCTCGGAAGGCTTTTGCCCATCCAATCTTTGAATCCGCGACGTGAATGATGGTGTCTGTGTCATAAAGAGATTCTGCTACCTCAGGTAGTTTGTTGATGTATTGACGTTCAACACTAAAACCTACCCCAGTACCACACATCAGAATATACATCATCTCATCAAAGGCCCTTGGGCTATCGATGGTGATATAAGAGCAGTTAAAGCCTGCTACATTGTCTCGATCAAGTGCTTCACCTGCGGTCATCATGGCACGCATTGAAGGCATTACTTCCATGTTGAAGATAGCTTCAAAAAGCTCAGCTTCTTCTTCCTTGGTGATCAGACCCTTTTGGGTCCAATAGCCCGTGTAGCGTTCTACAGTTTCTTTCCAAGACTCCCGGCGGTTCTGTTCTGGAAGATAACGTGCATAGCGGCTTTTATGAATGTACTGCTGATATAGATCCATTAATAGTCCTCCCCGTTAGCTAGTGCAGACATGTGCATCATAAACTTGTGCCGCTCAAAGGCCCCCATAATTTCAATGACACTCAGTTGCGGCGTTGTGAGCGTATATACATGATTGCCTTTCTCAAAAATAATAATACAAGCATCAGGCAAAACGTCATCAAGTTGAGCCTCCTTAAGCAACTGAGCGACCGTCATGACTTCTTCTTGTTCTTGCTCTTGGTCTTTCTTGCCAAAGTTACCTTCAATGACGTGCATTTTTAACGATCTCCTCGACCTTGGATAGTTCCTTCTGCCAGACGCTTTTCAAGCTTGGAGATGTTGGTACGTGCAACATCATTAAAACTAATGTTCATATCATCAAGAACCATCGCCAGGTTCCAAAGGACATCACCAGCCTCACTGACCACCTTATTGCGTTCAATAGAAACAGCATCACCACGCAACATAGGCTTGATAAACAGATCAGCAAGCTCAGCAGCTTCAACCATCAGGGAAGCTACAGGATACATACGGTCTTCATAAATAGCAGTCTTGGAAGCAAGACGCTGATAAAGATCAAAGTCAATATACTTATCCATTATATTTGAATACCTCCTCAATAAGTTTATCGAGATACCACCTAGCTTTTTTAAGGTCTTCTAGGCCATTTTTGTATTTGTATCTGTGGAGGTATTTTAACACAGAACCCTCATAATATGAAGACGCCGTGCTTCCTAATTGCTGCTTGATATAATCAATAGCTTCAATTGATCCTTGGTTATAATGTTTTGGTTTAGAAACTGCATCCCACTCTGAAGGGGTGGCTTTGTCAATGCTCATGTTTCTTTAGGTTCCTT